AGAGAGTTCTCAATGTACCAACCACCAGGACCTTGGAAGGCGTGGGAGTACACTTTTGCCCAGGGAATGGTCTCGCCTTCGGGGGCGGGAAGGAAACGGATAACAGCATATCCGTTACCAGAAGCGTCAACTTCGGGCTTCCAGAAACGATCATCAACATTCTTATTGCTGGATGACTTCTCAAGTTCCTTCTGCAGGAAAGAGAAATTGTTCTGGGACTTGCGCTTCAGATCTGCAAACGACATTAGATTACCTCGGATTGAATTGGATTTGGTTTGTGTGTTGGGTCTTACGTGCGAACCAGTCTCCCAGTCCCGTCTGCCCAACGAAGTTATAATAACAGGTGACAGGTCGGGCGTCAACCCTGTGTGTCACTTTCAAGTTTGTCCTTCATTGCCTGAACTTTGTCTAGCAACTCTTGGAACATGCTTTCAATGCTGGTGCCTGGCGTAGCACCCAGCATAACAACACCCTGCTTCATTGTCTCAACAACAGACTTCGCCTCAGGGTCATCGCTCAGTTTAGCACGAGCGTAGAAAATTTGCTGCTTCCCGATGAGTTTCTCAAGAGCTTCAAATTATTCCATTTTTCTCTCGGGATCCAAGAGAATAAAATTCATAGCAGATCTAAAACAGAACTGCTGCAGTTCTAACATCTCTTGGATGTCACCTCTGACAATTTCTGACTTAAAGAAACTCATACTAGCATTAACTTCGCACGACTGGTTTTTTTCATAAAGTTTAACTGCTGTGCCTCATGGCGCAACTTTTCCTTCAATGGTTTACTGATCAGTTTACCAACACTATCTAGTTCAATTTCATTCACCTCACAGTAGTGGATAACCGAATCAATGTAATTCATATCTGGATTGTGTAATGCAATCTTCTCCACTTCCTGCGAGAATCTCGCAGCGGTCATAAATTTATCCTCTAATAATTGTTTTTTGTCCATATCGTTCTTGGTATTCCTCGATGTAACTCATCAGTCTGATGAAGTATTCTTTCTTAGGTGGAAGCACCTTGACTTGAGTCTCTCCGTTTTCACAAGCAACGATAGTTACGAGTTGCTTAACACTCAACCCGTAGTTTTCTTGCAGCATACATGCGTATGCAGTTTCCTGAACGAAGTAATCGTATAAGTATTCTTCACGCTTAGGTTCTTCCGCTGTCTTGAAATCAATAATAGACAGCACACCGTCGAACTCAGCGATACAATCTACACGCCCTGCTAATTCTAAATGCTTAGAGTAGAGCGCCGCTTCCTGTAAGTAGATATTATTTATACGATCCAGAGTATCCCTACTGTGATGAAACATCAACACAGGAAGAGGGAACTTACTGTACTTCTTCAGGTCTAAGTTGTTGTTAAAGTAATCCTCCGCAATAGAGTGATACTTTGTACCACGACCAGTGGCACGAGCAGATTTAGCATTAGCTTTCTCCTCACCAACACGGGCACGCCACCTAGCGATGCCCGCCATCTTCTTAGCATTGTTACTGATCACAGTAGTAACAGATGGAAACTTATAACCTTCTGGTGTGAGGTACATGCGTTTACCATCTACCATCTCAGCAGACATTTCAATAGGTTCGATCTGACCTACGTGATTGAACAATTTCATAGACCCAAGTTAATTTTATTGATGAGATACGACTTGACTAGACCAGAACGAACGATGTCTTCAACGTTGAACTCAATCAATGAAAACTCATCCATGTTTTGAAGGATGCGTTGGAAATCTAGGATGCCTGTGCGCTCACTTACTTTTTGCAAGTCAGTCTGTGCAGCATCACCACAGAAAACAATCTTACTGTCCTGTCCAACACGAGTGATAATTGAATCAAGTTCGTGGAAGTTCAGGTTCTGACACTCATCAATGATAACAATAGCATTGTCTAGTGTAGTACCACGAATGAAACTTGTGGACCAGAAGGAGATAGTTTCCTGTGCCTTAAGATTATCATACAACATTTCGTATGCATTGTCATCAGGCATCTCAAACATGGATTGAACCATGTTCTTGTATGGAATCTGATAGAGAGAAGACTTATCCTCGTGGTCACCAGGAAGGAAACCAATCTCTCTAGTAGCAACCAGAGAGCGAACGATGTAGATCTTTTCATATGGTGTGTAATCATTCAGCACATCTTTGAGTGCCTTGTACAGTGCGATAAAACTCTTACCTGTACCAGCAACACCATAAGCATACACCATCTTACCTTTGTCCCACTCATCAAAAAAGAGTTGCTGGTTATGGGTAAGAGGTTCGACGGGGATCATGTATGCCTCGTCAATAGGTTTACGACGCTTCTTTTGTTTAGCAGTCATACCTTGTCCAGGTGCTTTCACGGTCTTCTTTCTAGCAGGCATATCAGTAGTTGTATTTGTCAGTAATGGTTTTGTTTCGTGGTGCTTTAGGAATCACCTTGTTCTTCATGATGTCTTTCCATCCAGGATGGGTCTTCGCCATCTTGTCTCTCCAGTCACCAACCTCACCAGAGGCAGGGCATGTAGAGGGATCACTCCAATCTCTCTGCCAATCAGGATTATCTTTAGACCACTGTGACCACTCTGCCATGGTCATACGAACATCTTTTTGTTCACCAGTGACTTTATTAATAACTGGATACGTCGGCATCTTCTTTCTCCTTTTTGTTGAATCCAAATGGACCAGATAGTTTATCTTCTAGTGCTTGCTTCAATGCAATACCACCAATTGCTTCCATAACTTTGAGGACTTGCTCAGGTTTGGCATCCTCCCCAAGTTCTTTAGCAACATAATCATACTTAGGCCAAAAGGTTTCGCCTGCTTTTTGATAGTCTTCTAGTGTAAGTAGTTTCATAACCAACCAAGTGCCTCCGCACAAATAGGGAACTGTTCTGCAAACACACGCTTTGCATCTAATGCAATGTCCATGTGTTCTTTCTGCGTTCCATTAGCAGAACGCAATTCAATATAATGGATCCATGATCTTACAGATCCTGTCATGTAGATTTTTGTTGGAACGGCGAGGGGGAGTACAAAACGAGCACACTCCTTTGCGATTCCTAGTCGTAGCATCTGTTGATAGATGTCCATGCTACTCTCAAAGTGACGCTTGATAACAATCTCAAGTTCTTGCTTAGTGAAAGGATCAACATCATCAATAGAGTTCTGACGATTCTTTGTATCTTGAGAACGTAGATCGAACAAGGGAATAGTATCTGCCAGCATAGAACTGTCAGCATACCGTTGGGAAAACTCTTGATATGTGAAGCTACGGTGCCTCAAAATTTGAGCTGCGATTCCCCTGGTAGTTTCTATCTCCAGGGTCATATGTGCCTGCTCAAACACAGACCAGTGGTTGTGCTTGATGCAATATGATAGCAGACCTGCAACCTTAGGATTCTCCTGGTTGTTCGGATTGCTCACTCGTGCCACGTAACCCATCGTCTTTTCTGCGTCTGGTGTTACGGTTACTAGTTTCACTGAGTTCATTACTAAATCCTTTCTCCTGCTTGCGGCGTAATTGTTTTTCTTTCAGTTGAATTTTTGCTTGGACTAGCTGCATTGCCATGTATTGTAACTCATACTCTGAGTACAATCCAGGTTTCTTCTGCGCTTCTTTAATCGCTTTCTTTGCTAGTCTAATTTGGTCTTTTAGTCGGGTCATAGTACGCTTTGTAATAGGCAACAATACCGTCTGTCCTCACGTTACCCTGAGATACCCAGTCGTGAACACATTCGTAGATGCTCTGATTGCTGTAGCGTGGTGATCCATCTGAGCAAATCTCAGATCCAAATTTATTAAGCAGGATGTTTAGTCCTTGTGTTCTTACGTCCATTCGTTCGTCACTGTAGCGCCAATCAGTCTGCATATCCGTCATCGTCATCTCTCCCTTGATAAAAACCGAAGTTAGGATTACCTACATCTGTTTTGTAAGCATCCACGTCTGAGTATACCTCAGATTCTAATGCATTAACAAGCGACTTAAGATTCTTGACGATGAGTTTAAGTCTTTCTCTATCCATCTATTTAGAATTATAGATG